AGAGATCGTGTGAAAACAATAATTATCCGCACCGCTAGAAAAAAAGCTGATGTATAATCCAAACCGTCTGAGTGGCATCAGACGTAGACGCTAATGATGAAACCCCATAGTTTTCTGTGTGGTCTTGCTAGACAGCAAGCGGAACTTTTGATTAGCGTCATACGTTTTGCTGTTGCTCTCGCCAAGAGCCAAGACCACAGAGTGAATTATGGGGTTTTTGCTTTTGGACTACACAATGCGGTACGTCGGTGGTTGTGTATGAGATACCCTGAAACACGAGCAAACCAGATCAGGGAACGTGGGCGAATTGCTAGAGCGTGGTGGTTGAAAATAGTCTGGCATAGTGCAATGCGATGACGTGGCTCCGAAAAGCACCCATCAAGGCATAGAGCGAAACTCGTTTTGGTACGGTTAGGCTATGCTTTGCTCAAACGTTCACCAAAAAGCACCATTGTGGATAACTTTAAGGACTAATTATGAGGTTATGTAGTTGTGGAGGAATCGTCAAACAACATGAAGTCAAAGCAGGACAAGTTTGGAATTGTGAAAGTTGTGGCAAGTATGAAGTCATTAAGGAAAAAGAATGTTATTTGAATCAGGATTTGATAGATTTTGGAACGCTTGGCCTAAGTCACCTAGAAAAGGGGGCAAATCAAAATGCCTAGCGATCTGGGCTAAGAGTTATTGTGAGTCGTGTTGCGATCAGATCATTAAGCACGTTGAGTGGATGAAAACAACCGACCAATGGCGCAAGGATAACGGTGCGTTTATACCAGCTCCAAGCGTTTATTTGAACCAACAACGATGGGATGGTGCAGAAGTGCCTGAAATCGCCCCAAAAGTCCCAGAAAACACCTTCCTAAAGGCTTTAGAGGAGCACTCTAAACAAGTTGTGCCCATGCCTGAAGAAATTCGTAAAAAACTGGCAGAATTTCGTAATGCAAAATCCGTTTAAAATTGAGCAATTTATTGACCATTACGCACGTTTAGCCATGATGCCAGGTTGGATTGACCACGCACGATACCAAGTTGGGATCATGGAGAAAGACCCCACAGGTTTGTTTACAGGATTGGGTAAAGCCATCGCAGCGAGAATTAAGGAACTAGAAAATGAGAGCAGCACGAGTGGATCAGAATCACGTTGAAATCGTTAAAGCTCTGAGAGATCACGGTGCTTTTGTGGTTTCCCTAGCAACTGTGGGTAAAGGTGTTCCTGATCTGCTTGTTGGGTATAAGAGAAACACGATCTTGATGGAGGTGAAACATGGAAAAAATCACCTTACTGAAGAGCAAATCACATTTCACGGCAAATGGCCTGGGGGCACGTTGGCTATTGTGACCGACATTGAGTCAGCCATTAGGGTGCTTAAACTTGTGGATGCGCTATGAACCCTGAAAAACACGCAGAATTTATAGCCCTAAACGCTAGTGTGTACGCAAGTGCTAAATCTAGACGAATAGGCGCTGAGATGAAATTAAAGACCATCAAAGCCCATGCAATGCGTGATGCGTTGGAAAATGGCTACACCCAAGTTTCTGCCCAAGAACGTGAGGCTTACGCTAGTGAGTTGTACGCTCAGACCATAAACGAGCTTGTAGACGCTATAAAGGTCGAGGAGACGCTTAAATACGAACTTGAGGCCTCTAGGTTATCCGTAGACATTTGGCGCACCAGAGAGGCTTCTGAGAGGCTTGGAATACGTTCCCATGAATAGCAAGCTCACCAAACGTGAACGTGAGCACTTGGGTAGGGTTAAAGAGCTACCTTGCTCAGTCTGTGATGCAAGTGGCCCATCAGATGCCCACCATATAAAACAAGGCTTGACCTATACCTGTGTTGCGTTATGTAAAGACTGCCACCAAGGGCCAATCATGGGATGGCACGGTCAAAAACGTATGTGGGCTATTCAAAAGATGGAAGAATTGGATGCCCTAAACGTTACGATTGACCGATTACTTTCTCATGTTAGGTAATGGGGCTTGGGTTTGACCGTGAACTGTTGCACTAGGTGAGTGCATTGGATGTGCGTGGGTCATGTCAGTTTTTTCATGGGCTTTTAATTCTTTCTCAAGCGCCATGATTTTTTCACGTTCCTTTTTGTGCTCACGAATAACTTCGTAAACTTCACCCTTAGTGGGTTTATTTTTAGTTTGGGTAATCTTAAAGTTTGTCATGTTAGACCTTTATAACTTGTCCTCTGAACTCGATGTGGTCTTTATCGTACACTTTTACCACTTCAGGCCACAATAATACACCTTTGTGAAACGTAAGTATAGCAAAACCTGACCTCCAATTGGTCGGTGCGTGCTCAAGGTAATTCTCAAACTGTGGGCCTGTAGGTTCTGCTAACGTTCCTGTATCCACACCATATCGTGTACCGTTATAGTCATCGTATGGGGTTACTTTTAGGCTATGTAAGTGTCCTGTGACCATAGAAACACCAGAATTAAGGGTATTGGCATGAGTAGCGTGTGTGCCACCTTTCCAACGATGTTTCACGATTACGGTTTCATTTAGCCAAACTGACCAACAAGGATGCCAAGCAGGAAAGTGGTCTTTAAGGCTAAACCCTTTAATGTGCTCATATTGAGGCGCATTGGCAGCTAATTTATTCTCAAATCTAGCGTCATGGTTGCCTAAAGGCCACATCAACTTAACATTTTTGTTAACCTTTTTGGCTTCATCTTCTATTTCACCAAGAGCTATCTCGCACGTTTTGACCTCGTCAACCAAAGATGGTGTTTTATCCCAACCGATTCTAGGGAAGCGACTGATGGATGCGCCATCAAATGCGTCACCATTGTTGATGACTGCCTTGACGTTTTCCATGTTCTTGATGGCCCAAATCAACCCATCGTAGGCAGTTGTACGGATGCCAGGCCAAAAGTGTGCATCAGAGAAAACAATGACTGTGCCGTTCAATATGCCTAAATCAAGTCTAGGAGGCTTTGGCTCAACCCTATTCTTAGCCTCTACGGTTTCTAACTGAATCTCATATCGGCCCTCTAGAGCGTTTCTACGAGCGTATATTGCCCTTTCAGACATACCTAGCTCAGAAGCCATTACGCTAGGGCTTTTGTACATCTGAAACAACATGATAAATTCTTCGTCAGAATAGTATTTCACAGTCTTTTTCTCCAATAAAGAGTTCTACGTCCCCCCCAAGGAATAGAGGGGTTGAATAGTTTGTAACCGCATGAAATGAGAGAATTAGACGATGGAGGATTATCAGTCGTGTCTGTGATGATCCAATTGAAGCCTAGCTTCCTAGCCTTGCGTTCTCTAACTCTGATAAGGTCTTTTTGTATTCCTTTGCCTCGATATCGCTTAACAACACCCGCGCGGCAAAAATAACCAGTATCGCTCCAACGTTTAGAGCGAACAAGACCACTAAATCCAATAGGGAGATCGTTGTCATAAGCTATCCACCACCATCCATCTAATACGTTATATAAATCATCATGGGGCAAACACTCTTTTTGAAGATCATTCAAAAGATCATAGTTCTCTATAACAGTTGCATCTATGATTTTGATTTGCATAACTAATTGTCACTTTTGTGTGTGACAGTTTTAAGGCAAAAAAAAGGGGAAAGAATTCCCCTTAAAAGTTTGGCAACTGAGTCTCAACTGTACTTCCTAGTGCCTTGTTTGTCAATAATAAGCGCCATTTTTCGTGGTTTATCATAGGCATTGTTAGGCACAGAAATGTGAGTCCAACGATCAAATTCCCTAATCACTTGGTCATATCCAAGGTCGGAGGCTATGATTTTCTGAACTACTTGGTCAGGAGTGAGGCCAGGTACACGGATGTCAGCAGCACAACCAACCCTATGCTGAGAAGTATCTTTACTTCCAACAGAGTCATTAACTGCTTTAGACCTAAACGCTGAGTTAACCATAATTGGAGCACCGCCAAGTAATGTCTTGACATCTTCCAAAAAGACTGCCAATCGCATGAGATTAGCTTTCTCAGTTTCATTTGGAGTGTTGTCAAGTTCACGATGGTCAGTATGGGTTAGTTCTTCTAAAGTGAAGTGTGTGGTTAGTGTACTCATTTTGCTACAGGTGTTGATTGGTGCAATAACTGATCTTTGGCTTGGCTAGAGGCAGAAGAACCAAAATAGAAACTTATAACTCCTGTCCAAGCAGTCCCTAAAGAACCTAGAAGTATCATAAGCGCCTCAGATGACTGAACGTGACCAGACATCATTCCGTACATAATACCAAAGAACCCAATTGTTATCCCAATGGCTAATATAGGGGGAATCCATGACTTAACTGTCATCTGCATATCCCTTGCAGACTTGCGATCATTGACCGCCAATTGCTCAAAATCCAAACCCATTTCTTGAGCTTTGGTTTTTAAAGTCAATTCGGCTTGTTGGATAGAGGCTATTTGTTCAGCAGATAACTTACCAGTATTAATGGTGTCTTGTACGTCTTTAGGGTCTACACCGATGGCCTTAGACACCGCATCAACGGCTAAACCAGCTAAAGGGCCACCCAAAGCAGTAGCAATTGTGGGGGCAATTTGTTCAATCCAGCTCATACACTCTCCAAATGATATTTAGTTTTTAAGTAATCTTGACGTACCCAGTACATCAACCCAACGAATTCCAAGACAAGGCACAAAATACCGATGCTAACGACCACTCTGACCTTGTATTTATCAATGAGTTCTTGGCGCTTTCGTAAAGCGTCCATTGCGGCTTTTTTGCCTCACGCTCTGCGGATTCTTGCTCCTTTCTGAGCCTCGCTCTCTCCGCTTCAAATTCAGTCCAAATAGCGCCCCAACCTGGTGTTTGGTAGATCAGAAACTCTCTTAATTCTTTCTCCGCTTCTTGCAATTGACGCAACTTCATTATGTTGTCAAAAGCACGCTTGTTGAGACTTTCCCCCCTACTTGGGGGTGTTTTCTTAGATTCCTCAACCGCTTTAGCCATCGTCTCACTATGTTCCATAAAGGAACCTATGTGACCTGTGACTTCTGCGGTAATCTCAACCACATCAGCGCCAACTTCTTTGGCTTCTTTGTATAACTCAACGCACTTCTTGACACCACTAATTGCAGCTTGAGCCATCGCAAAAGCTGAAATCGGATCAATCATTTTAGAAACTTTTCAGCAAAGAAATGAACCACGCCACCCATCAATGATGCTATTGCCATGCCCGCCCAAAGGCCACCTTTGGATTTGTTTGCCATAGCCAATAAGCATTTAATGTCGTGTGACATCTCAGACACTTGACTCTCAAGCATATCAACTTTAGCGATCAACTGTCCATATTGAATTGGGTCAACATCCATTATGCACCTCTTAAAAATGCCACAGAGAATGTGGTCGCATTACTTAAACCTGTGACACTAGAAATTGTGCCCCCTGATGATTGAGCAGCAACTCCTTGAATATAGTCTGTCGTACCATTACAGTAAACAATTGTTGAGCAAACAGGAGTAGTACCATCTGTACCACCTGTACCCACAACAGAACTAGCAGCAACGTTATAGTCTTTAACAGTACCACTCACAGACACACCAACTCCACATTGGTAACCTGTCGTTGTGGATGCAAAAGTACATGAAACGTTAACTTGG